GCCTGACCCAATTCTGTATTTCCCGTTTGAACATTTAATTACCGGCATTGCTAATTAGTTTATTGTAAATAGCAAAACGGCGTTTGTTTACTTCGTGCAAGTTGAAGTTCTTATTGCAATAGTCGTATAAAGCGTTCCCGTAGCTTTTACGGGCGTCCGGGTCTTTGGTTAACAACTTAATCCAATAATACCAATCCTTTTGACTATTGACGTGACAAGCGGGATAAAAACCCTTGTACGGGTGAACGTTGCTAACAATTGCCGGGTTCTTCTTTGCCGCAGTTTCAAGTACCTTCAAATTAGACTTCATTGAATTAAATTTGGAATCTATTAACGGAATAACTGAAATGTCAGAATCGCAATAAGCCGCCATATATGAAGTCACTTCGTTGTAATTGTATATTTTAGGGTTCAGTTTCAATCCGTTAGTGAATGCCGCAATCATTCCGTCCCAAATTGGCTTTTCGCCTTCGTTAAATCCTGCAATTACAGTTTTAACCGGGAAATTGATTCTTTTCATTGGGTTACGTAATATTTCCATATCCTTCCCGTGCGTTCCCGAACCTGACCAAAACAAACGGACAAGGTCTGATTCTGTTTTGTAATCCTTAAATTGTTCTTCGCCGTATGGAATGGCGTTTGGTAATATTTCAACATTCTGATTGTATGCGTAAACTTCTTCAGCCAATCGTTCGTGCGTAACTGTGCAAAGGTCGGCAATCTTTAGCCAATTAATTATCTGTTCAGGGACGTCGTTTAAAACATATCGTTCATAAAGTATATGTGAAGGGTCAAGCTTCCAATAATCGTCGTTGTCAACTACTAATTTAAAACCGTACTTTTTGCGCCATTCAGACATTTGTTCGGGCGTTATGTTTGCTAACATACGATTCATAACAACAATGTCATAATTACCTTCAAAAGTTTCTTCGCTTACTGTGTCAGTCATTAAACAATAATCCTTCTTCATATTTACCAACGGCATCATAATCCTATGATAACCAACCCCACTTGTTTTGCTCGTAATCGCTAAAATGCGCATTTAATTAGTTTTTCATTATGATAAATTGGTTGGTATTTTTCCCAAACTGATTGCGCACGTGCTAAACTTTCGTCCTTCATACGTCTGTATTCTGTCCCGTTGCCAACGTCGTGTCCAATATGTTCTGATTTTAAGTCGGGTAAATAGTAATTGGTAAACCCGGCAATAATTGCGCGTTCTGCATAATCCCTGTCCTGCATTCCGTACGGGTCGTATTCAGTATTATAACCGCCAATCGTGTCAATTAATTCCCTTGTAAAAAAATTATTGCCAAATGGAACGTGTGTTTTATGAATTCCGTCAACCAATGGCGGCAATTCTTCAACGCAATGTATGCCAATAATCCCTGTTTTTGACACTTGTTTTGAAAACATAACCCAATTTTTCAACCAATTTGTTGGTAAAAGTATGTCATTTGCCAATAGACAAACGCCGTCGTATTCCTGTGTTATGGATAAACCAAAATTGACACCTGCGGCAATACCCCTTTTATGAAGTGACCAATTTGAATAATGCCAATTGTAATATTTTTGTATTTCGGTAAACTGTTCTTCGTCGCTTCCATTGTCAATAAGATAACAATGCGCGTCGTGACCGCTATTGTAAAAATTCCTGTCAATAACTTGCTTTGTTAGGTCTGACCTATTTTGCGTTAATAATATTACGGCTATATTCATACGCTTATAAATGTTTTACTTTCGGGTTTATCAATAATTAAATTATATCCGTTTGCTTTCATTATTTGGTTTATTTTATTCCAACCAATCGTTAGTTTGTGCGTACCCTCGTAACCTTCCCAATCATTTCCGTCGTCTGTCAACGGGGATTCAAAATGAATGTATTTCACCCCTTTGCAATATTTAGCTAACTGTTCAAAATGGTCGTTGCTTAAATGTTCAATAAAATGTGTTGCAATAATAATATCGGCTTTAATTGTTCTTTTATCTGTAAACCAATCAAATTTTGTTGGCTTAATATAATTAACTTTTTCACATTTAGTTGAATGAATTGCAGCTTCGCAAATTTCAATACCATACCATTCTAATATATTAAATTCTTCTAAAGCTTGTTTAGCTAAATCCCCCTTCCAAGTTCCAAATTCTAAAACAATTGCATTATTGCATAATGATAAAGCTTCCTTTACATTATCATAGTTGTAATGATTTTGTTCAGGATAACGTGCTTCTAATTCATTATGATAAGTTATTTGCTCATCAATTGTCATTGTATCGTAGTGTTCACGCCATTTGTCAAATTCGTTCATAATTTTATATTTGGTGAAAGATATTTTGCAGGTACACCGGCGTATTTACTATATTCTTTTGATTGACCTTTAAAAAAAGCACTTGCGCCAATCATACAACCCTGTTCAATTATACTAAACTGATGAAGAACTGCATTCAATCCAATATTTGAATTATTTTTAATAATAGAATGTCCGCCAATCTTTGCGCCGCAACTTATTGTCACATTATCCAATAAAATACAATCGTGTCCGATATGCGCGTGTTTCATTATAAAACAATTATTACCAATCGTTGTAATATCTTTTGTCCCTGCGTCAATTGTAACCAATCCTGTAATAATATTATTGTCCCCAATTATTACATTTCCGCACTTTATTCTTTTTTTGGTTAATTTTTTTAATGTTCTATAATCTGTTTTTTCAAATGTAATTGTGCCATATTCTTCAACTTCCCAAAACTTTTTGTGTTCAGCCGGGTCACCAATAATGCAATAAGCGCCAATGTAATTATTGTCGCCTAAAATAACGTTGTCGCCTATTATGGCGGTTGGGTGTATAAAATTAGCCATTGTTCTTTGGTTTACGTCCGCGTTTCTTCGGTTCAGGTTTAATTAATTCAACCCCTAATCTTTGGTCATTTTCAGAAGGTGCATTTTGAAAAACAATGTTTTCTATTGGTAAACTTTTGGTTTGTTGCTCATACCATTTATACAAACGCATAATCATTTCATACTTACACGAACCGCACCAAACAGACAATAAAAAATTAGGGTCTAAATATAACCTGTAAATATGTTCATACATTTGAAGTTCGGCAAATTCAAGGTTACGAATATAACCATTCTTTGCGCTTTCATAATTACCAATATTGGCTTCCAACCAATCGCAGTGTTCTGTTTTTATTTCCATAATTTCCATATTAATTTTGAAACAATTGGTGCTAAAAATCCTGCAATAAAAATTGTTGACGTAATATTTTGGATTAATTCAGGTGCGAAATAGTGTATTGGTGCAATCCACGCAGCCAAGCAACTTCCGCAATTGAAAGGCTTGAAATTGATTCGCCATTTAATTGGTAATTGGTGAATATCGTTAAAAAATAGTGATGCACAGACGGCGGTTAAAATTGATAAAATCATTTTCTAATATTTGTTTTCATTAATTTTTTGGTTTTATTTATAGTTCTGACAATGGACATATAAGGAATTCCTGTTTTTCTGCTTAATTCTTTTGCATTCTTCTTAAAGTCAATCGCATACAGTTTCAAAATTTCCTTATTGTACCAATGTAAATCTTCTAAATTCCTTTCAAGTTTTTCAAACAATTCTGTCGGTTCTTCATTTAGTCGCGTCAATTCCTTGTTTACTTCATTTCCAACAAATTCCGTGTAATTCCTGTAATTCTTATAAAATGTACTTCTGTCGCTTTTAATCATATTTAACATTATTCGTACAATGTAAAATTTTAATTCGCTTCTTTGGTACATTCCAACCAACTTTGATTCGTCCATTTCACAAAGAACTAAAAAAACTTCAGCTTTCAAATCGTATTGCAATTCTTCAGGTTGCATTTTTCCAAAGGCGTCGTTAACTTCCTTTGAATCCCAATATTCCGCTAAAATTTCATTTTTGACCATTCAATTAAAGTTGGTTTATTGTCCACTTCAGTACAAATATACACTATTCCACCACATTCGTAAATATCTTTTAACCTTTCTTTTTGTTCCACGCTTAATCGGTCACCAATCTTTTTGACTTCAACCGCTACATAAACGCCGTTTTCTGTGTATCCTTGTAAGTCCGCCCAACCTTTTTGAATAGTTCCTTTACGCTTCCCAAATGGAATATTGTTAACCCTGTTTAATCTGTACCCAACGTATTCAAGGTTTGTTTTTGCCCACTTTGTAAGTTCGTTTGCTGATATGTCCATATTTTTTCGTAAAATTCTTTTTTAAATTTCAGCCTATTCAATTTTGGTTCAACTTCAGTATAACAACCATAAAAGTCGGTAAAATTATCGGTATAACAATATTTGATTGTTCCGTAATGCGTATATTTAATTTGATAAATTTTCAAAATATTTAACTAAAGCTAATTTTTTACATTGTGTTTCAATAAAATCTTCATTTTTTATACTTTTGCTGAATTCTTTTGCGTCCAAAGGGTGCATTTTGTTTATTCTTTGTAAATTATCTTCACGTACAACCTTAATCGTATATAAAATTTCTTCAGGTGTAAACTGCAACTTCTTTTGTTTTAATAAGATTGCAAATACTTTTTCAGCATTAAATACCTTGTTAAAATCCTGACGTTTACCATTTAGCCATTCGTTTTTTGTAAATTCAACAATTTCGTCGTCTGTTAATTGTGGAACAGGCGGTTCAGGCGGTGGCGGAATGTTTTTACGAACTTCATTTGCTTTGGCTTTATAGGCATTCATTATTTGGGATATGTATTTAGGTGAAAACTTTTCAAAATGGTCTGTATTACATTCAAAGCGACCTTGTACTGCCATTTTAAACGCAATCCTGAATTCATTTATTGTAAAATGCGGATAAGTTGTACGAATATAGTCTTCAATAATATCCAATTCCATTTTGTCAGGCAACCTTGTTAAACCAATCAAAGTGAAAATATATGCCAATGTGCTTTTCAAATTATGCACGTCAACAACTGCTAATTTTTCGCCTTTAAAAGCTTCAATAATTGGTAAATCTTCTTTAGCTATTAACCCAATCGGATAGTCCTTCCATTCTTTTGCGACTTGCGGCGGTTGGGTCAGTATTTTTTGTATTTCCATATTTTATTCGGTTTTGTAACCACGTATTCACGCGGCGTTTAACATCAAAAAACTTTTCTGATTCATAACGCAATTTACCACTTTTTGACGGTTCGCACCAATAGGCAATAAATTCTTCGTAAGATTCCGACAAAGTATTTTTGTATGGTTCAATTAAAATTAAAAAATTTGTTTGTGGGTCAACCGTAGGTTGAACAGTAATAATATTATTTACTTTACTTTCATTTACTTTACTTTTCTTTTCTTTATGGTCGTTACGAACACTTTTGTAATGCGTTACATTTTCAGCAATGTCCTGATTTTCACGCCATTGTGAAATTCTTTTAAGGTTTTTTTCTTTTTTTATCTTGTACTTTTCACTAAAGTTTAGCAATTGTTTGTTGAAAGTTTCGCCATTGTTTGATGATATTATGTCAATAGTTTCCATAAAGTTCCAACATTTTTCAAGCTTTTTTCCAACTTTTAATTGCATTTTTAGCACTTCAGTATTAACAGGTTTTTCCTGTTTAGCTAATTTTTCAAGGATTGTATAAAATAAACCCAAACCTTCATATCCGTATTTCATAAAAAGCAAAGCAACCTTTTCATCTTCAAACGCATTGCTATCGTGTAAAAAATATTTCATATAAAAAAAGGGTCGCGGGACGCCGGGAAATGGTACTTCCCGAAAATCCTTTGACCCAATATATTCCTAATTGCGTTGTACCATAACGCCATTTAATTAATTCCTGTCTGCAAATATAATGCTTTTTTCAATTCTTTTTTCAAGGAATGCAATTTTATTTCTGAACCAATCCGCCGTGTCAATTAAATCCTTTGCTGAATTTATATTATACATAACCGTCGTATGGTCACCAACGCCAATAAACTGTCGTATTTCGCTTAATGAAAGTTTGGTGTGCTTACGTATTAAATACGCAGCCGCCTTCCTTGCGTCAACAATATTTTTGGTTCGGCTTTTAATTGACATATTTGTATCAAAAATTTCTTCAACTAATAAAGCAATTTTTCGCGCTTCACTTGAAATTTCAGGGTCAATAATAACTTCGTCCTGTTTTATAAGGTTGTTTTCCTTCATTATATTATGCAGCGCCCTTAAACTTTGCCTGTGCATTTTGTAAAAGTCAAGCATTTCGCTTTGTAATTGTCGCATAAATTAAAATTCTAAATCGTCGTTATAAATTGGTTGGTTGTTTTGTGGCTTTACAGGCGCATTGTTGGCATCTGTTGGCGCAACGTAAGTATCTTCATATATTTTGAAATCCGGGTGTTTTGGGTCTGTTTTGTACGAATTAACCCACATTGAATACTTTTTACCATTGATTGCAAAATTAATTACTTCACCTTTAGCCGTTTGGCGCTTCCAAGCACCCCAATTTTCTTTTTTTACTTCTGACATTTTATATTTGGTTTGTGGAATCTTCTGATTCCGGTTTAAAAAATACTGCTTTAAAATTACATTCCTTTTCCCATTTGTTTAAGAATTTTCTTAATTCTTCGTATGCTTCAGGTGAATACCAACAATAATGGTAAACTTCAGCTAATAACATTTGACGTTCCATTGGTAGCAATTTTTGCATACCATTTTCTAAATCCTGATAAGTTTCTTGTTTCATATTATAGGTTTATTTTGGCTTTTTCCCAACTTAAAATTGAACGAATTGCGTCTATTTGATGAACTGAAGAAGCGTTTATTCTGTCAAAAGCGTTTTTTAAACGTGACCATTCACGCGCCTTGCTTTTAACCCACATATTTACAGTTGACGTTGCCAATTTGCCTTCCATAATTTCGTGGATTTTGTCGCCAATTTCCATATCAATAACGCATTCAATTTTATATTCTGCGGCGGTTCTGTATTCACCTGATTGTGTCATTGCCACGTTTAGCGTGTCCAATCGTTTAATCAAAGCGTCGTGGTAATCCGCCGAATCATTTTTTGGCAATGGCTTCTGTAAAAAGTCCAACATTTTTTCCGCCTTATTCGTTAATTCTTCAATTGTATATTCGCGCATTATTTAATAATTTGGTTTGAATTTAAAACTTTTAAAGCTTTATTGTAATCGTCTTCTTTTGTAAAAGATTCAATTTTGATTGCCATTTTATTCTTCTTTTCTTCTGTGTATGGCGTGTTTTCCAATAAAGTCTGTAAATATAAACGTTTGTCGTCACCAACTTCGTCTTTATGTTCGTTGGTTGCGTCTGCGTCTTTGGTATCGTCAATCGCAAACAGTCCGTTTAATGCGTATTTACGCGCATACGAAGAAGCTGAACCGGTTATTTGTGCAGCGTCCATTCCTTTCTTTACTTCTTCTTCACGCGCCCAACCGTGTGCGCTAATTGAATTGTCTTCGTCTGTTAACAATGTCGCAGTTGCTTTGACATAAATTCTGTCGCCAACTTGCACAATTTCGTCGCTAACTATTAAACACGTTTTTTCTTTTGACAATATTGGCTTAACCGCTTCAATAATATCTTCGGCGCTTCTGTACCTGTAATTGCCGAACTTGTTTAATTGACCCTTTGGCGCTTTTAATTCTGCCTGAATTTTGTAAATGTTCATAGGTTTTATTTTTGGTTTTAAAATTCGTATTCTTCAAATTTTTCTGTCCAATCCGACATTGGTGTAAATGGTATCGGCGGGAACGGGTTTTTTGGTTGAACTAACATTTCAGGATAATGTTTCTTTTTGAAGTTCTTTAAATTTTCTTTTGCTGAACTTAACATTTCCATACGTTTACGCGCTTCGGCTGCATTGCTAATATCAAACAACCATTGGAAATATCGCACATTTTCCTGAAGTTTAAAAAGTTTCAATTCTAAATTCATATTTGGTGTTTAATAAATACATCTTCAATGTTTTCTAAAGCTGAATGCGCAAGTTCTTCAATGCGTTCAATATTGTTTTCTTTTACGTAGTGTAAAATAAGATTCAAAGAACCGCGACTGAATCCCAATGCACCGGCATAGTCTGCGGCGCGGCTTAATGGTTTGTGCATTAATTCACCGATTGTGGTTTGTGTTTCTGTATTCATTTGGTTTGTTTAGACAACAAATATACAGGTTTTGCACAACACAAACAAAGCTATTTAGTGACGAACGGCAAAATAAAATGATAAACGGTAAATCTAATTTATGTCTTTGTGGAAATATAACATTTCGTCCCCGCCATAAGCGTATTCAGGGAAATAAAACTTAAACCCGCAGGAAATTAAGTTATTTGCGGACGGGTAATTGTCCTTTGTAGTATATGTAATTGCAACAAATGAATTTTCTTTTGCTGCTTTTAATCTTATTTTAATAAGCTTTTTATGTATTCCTAAACCCCTAAACCTTTTGTCAACCCACGCGCGGTTGAATATACAAATGCCCTGCGTATAAATAGAACCGCAGTAAGCAACAATTGTTTTCTTTTTATCTAATATAACCCACCAATCCCGATTGTGTTTAAACTCGTTGCCGCAACCCTTAAAATTTGGGTTGGTACGGTCTAATTCCTGAAGCTGAATATAAGCGTCAAAGTTTAGAATTTTGCCTTTACTATATATTTTTAAAAGCTTCATTATAACCCTTTTAATTCTGCTTCGTCAGGGCGTTCAATTTCCTTGAATTCAAGCCTATTGCCACCACGAATCTTTGCTAAATTTTTGCGAATATCCTGTTCAATGGCATATAATTCCTGAAGTTTCTTTGTAAAAAATTCATCTTGTTGGGACAATGTCCACTTATTAAATCCCTTTGGCATTCTCATCTGTTTTTAGTTTTATAAGTTTTTTTAAATAAATTGACAAGTCCAACGCTTCTTCGTAGGCGTGTTGTAACCAATCAATTTCCGTTAGGTCTGTTCTGTCCATTGTTGTACCGTATTCCTTAATTCCCTTGTCTTCACGTGCCAACAAATCGTCAATAATTGTATATAGGATTTTGCTCATTATTTGTCTGTTTTGGAATGAAATTTATTACAAACTTTACATTTGTATTGAATACGGGTTAAGCCGGTTGCGGTTACAACTGTATTATTTTTTATAAGGTCTTCAGAACCCGCGCCACATTCAGGACACGAACCCCTGTCTTGACCAAATACAACGCCATAATGCGTCTTTGGTGCAATATGATTGCCTAATAATTTGTAAACTTCTTCTAATAATGAAACGTCCTTTTTACAGTATTTAATCATTTTTTCCATTGCAACCTTGTCTTTGTTCAATAGAATATCCTTCCAAAGATTAAATTCGGTTTTAATTTTGCCGCCTAAACCTAAAAATTCAGCAATGTAATTTAACCTGTTGGATTGAAAACGAAATTTAGAACGGGCAACCTTTAACGTGTCAATTGTTTGATAATTTGGGAACATATCAATCCCGTGAAACAAGCAACGGGTTCTAATCCAAGCCAAATCAAATTTGTCGCCATTGTGACCAACCAATTCGTTAGCAGTATTTGCAACCGCAATAAACTGTTCCAACATTCTTTTGTCATTCTGTTTGGCATCCCATTGTAAAGCATAAACTTCTTTTTCGTCTTCCCATTTATAGCAAATGCAAATAATTGCACGTTCACGAATAATGTTGTCTGTTGTAATATTCTTTTTGTAACCGGCTTCCCAAAATAATCCTATGTTTGGCGAAGTTTCAATGTCAAAAAATAGTCTGCGGCGTTTTGTTTTTAGGTTTGTTTTTGTCATATTAGGTTTAAATTAGAACGAATCCGTTTTTGTCAACTTTGTTTTGGGTGTGCAACAATTGCAGTTCTTTTATTGACTTCCCAAATGTTTTTTGAAAGTGTGGCATATCAATAAACTTCCAATCGCCACCCCATTCGTAACCGTATCGTTTAAAAATATTGACAACTTCAATCCAATCCGCTTTGCCGTCCTTGTCAAAATCTGTCTTTGTGTCCCAACTTGCAGTTTCAAAAGTTCCGTTTTTATCCTTATCAATCAATAAAACAATGTCAATTGCTAAACCGTAATTATGATACGATTGACCGCCCTTTGCATTTGTAACCTTTGCGCCCGGCTTTGAACGTCCTTGCGCATATAAAGCGTCCTGTTCTGCGAAGGTTCTTAAAGTGTACGCAAAACGACAAGCTGCAAAACCTGTTAAAGCTGCAATAATATCTTCGTACATTTCAAAAGCTTCGTCCCTTAATTTAGGGTGCAATAGCTTAATTCGTTCAAGTGTTTTTTCGTCCTTCATTTTCTTCGCTAAAAAAGTTTGATAAAAATTTTGCCACAAACGTCGTTACCAATGTAATATATGCAAATAATTTGTAATCCGACATAAAAGAATAAGCCGAAATTGCCAAAGACGCAGCGCTTAAAGCGTCCGCGAATTTCCTAATATTTTTAGGCGTAGGCTTCCAATATTGTTTCCAACCAAATGCCATATTAAAACTTTAAATAATATCCTAAAGAATATCCGTTTGTTGTTGCGTTTGCCGTTATAACGCCTTTTTTAGGTGTTTTAATTGCTATGCCAACACCAACACCCAATTGTCTGTTATCTTGTCGCATATCGCCTAAAAAGCCAAAGTAAACCGCAGTTCTGTCTTTATGTTGTATTGTCTTTGTAACATAAACTGTTTTTTCGCTTAATTTGGCACTAAATCCACGTCCTAAAATTCTGTTTTGACTTATTGTGTCCTGAACATATACGACATTATTCGTATCAATGTTAATCGTATCTGAATACGCATAAACACGGCTATAATCGGATATTATTTTAACTGTGTCGTGTACGTAATTCTGTACGGAATCGGTTTTTATGATATATGAATAAATATCATTGCCCTTTTTATACTTTGTAAAAGTTTTCTGTTGGTAAACTGTATCGCGCACAATAGTCACAGAACCCTTATTATATGTAGGTTCTGAAAATAAGAATAAAACAACCACAACCAATAAGACTGCAATTACTAAATTCTTAATCATTTTTTACTTTTTTAGTTGCATTGTAATAATAGCGTATCGCCATTATACCTGAAACAATAGCGACCAAACCTGCCAACAATGTGACTATTGGTTGAATTGTTGTAATACTTACAATTGCACCGACTGTGCTAATTAATAAATTCAAATCTGCTTGGTCGCTATGTTGTGCCATATTTTAAAGTTCTTCTTCTGTTATAAATTCAACCCCTGTTAACCAACCATTTAGAAAAGTAAATTCTTCTAAACCTGCGGGATTAACAACGTTAATTGGTTCGTAAATAAATTCTTTTTCGCCTAATTCTTTAATTTGGCTTAATAGCTTTTTTAAACCGTCTTTGCCAAATTTGTAGCCACCTTTTTCTTCTTTTAAAATTACACCTTTGTCATCTGTTGAAGCATTGTCAATTCTAATTTCTTCAACTTGTTCGTTGTAATCATTAAGGTACTTTTCAAGCTTTTTAGCAATTTTAGAAAGTTTTTGTGAAACTTTTGTGTCTTCGCCTTTTACTTGTTGGTTTACAATTTCATTGTTTAAATTGTTTACTAATTCCAATAATTGTTTGTTTTTCATATTATATTGTTTTAAGTTATAAAATTACTTCTTTTTCTTCAATTATTTCAGGTAATAATTCTAAATTTAGTTTTTTTGCTGCCCAATCCCAAGCGTATTGGTCATTTTGCCAATCCTGATAATCTTTGCCTTCCATATTTAAATTACCGTCATTTAATATTTCATAATTGTCAGAAAATAATACATAATAAAAAACTGCCGAATTTTCTAATTGTACATTTTCAGCATTTAATTTAAATTGTGTTGCTTCAATTAATTTGCCATTATTCCAACATTGTATTGGTTTTATTTTTTTCATTTATATTTATTTAATTTTTTAAAGATTCAAATTTATTATTTAATTCTTGAATAGCTTTTACTATTGTAGCTACAATTGGGTTATAATCTAATCCAATAAAATCACCATTATTTACAAATGCGTGTGGAATAAATTCTTTTACCTCTTGCGCAATAAAACCTAAATGTTTTTTACAATTATCTTCATCTTCTTTCATTCTGTATAAAGTAGGTTTTAATCCTAATATAGCATTTAATCCTGTTGTATATACTTCAAAATCCTTCTTTTTATTAAAATCCGAAGTTGGAACATATACACCTGAAGTTTTATTTATATAACCAACATAAGTGTCAGAAGCATTAATAAAAGCTAAATTATCTGAACCGTCACCGCCAATATGAAATATTGTTGCGTCATTACGTTGTAAAGTATAATGTTTTGCTGCACCACCTGAAAGCGCATTTGATACAAACATACTTCCGCCACCCTTGCTAAAAAATTGTCCTTTTGCTATTGTTGTATAACCTGAAGTATCTCCAATATGTAATGTTCCCACAAAAAAACTATATTTTGATGCATAAAAATCCCAAGTTCTATAAACACTATTTAAATTATTTATGGCTTGCATTCCAATACCAAATCCTGAACCTGTATCAAATACATCAAATGCATTTGTTGAACTTGTATAAATTGTTAATTTATTCCAAGCAGTTCCACCAATACCAACATCACCTGTTGTACCTTTAATTGATAAACGTGTTGTTGCAGGGTCTTGCGTATTTGTAGTACCTGATTGAAAATCCAACGTTCCCCAACCTTCCCAATTGGTTACAATTCTCCAATTTCGCGCAGCAGCATTTGCCGCAGCAGTTTGCATCATATCAAGTGTTGGATTATCACCTGAAGTTAAAATTCTTATACCGTCATTTCCACTTGTATTAACTTGCAATCGTCTTGAAATACCTATTCCACCAATTGCAACATTCCCGCCATTTGGATTAATATATATAGGAAAATTAGTACCTAATCCTGCGGTTGATTGACCTTGAATCCATAAACCATTAGGTGCAGAAGCATAAGCACCAAATAATAAAGCATTTGAACCGTCAGAAGGTTTGAATATTACTAATCCATTTGGTGTTGTGCCTGAAGTAGAAGGTGAAGAAGATAAACCTTTTTCAACGTGCAATCCTAATAATGGTGTTTGATTATTAATACCTAAACGACCATTTGAATCAAATACTGCTTTAAAAGTATTTGGACTTGTTGAATTATATATATATAAATTATCTGCATAATATTGTGAACTTCCTGCAAATGTTGCTGAAGTTTTACCATATAATCTAATTTGCGCTTGTCCACTTGTTGAATCACCGCCACCTGTTAGTTCTAAATAACTTGTATTTATATCACGTTTTAAACTTGAACTATTTGAAGTTAAAACAACATTTGTTCCTGATATTTCACTTAAAAAAGTTGCAATACCTGTTGAAGATATATTTCCAACTGAAGTACCTGAAGCATTTATAAAAGCCAAATTATCTGAAGCGTTTAATCCAATACTAAATCTTTCAACATCATTTCTTTGTATTACATAAGCTTTTAAAGTTGATGCATCCGCAAGTATATCACCAATAAACATACTGCCACCCGATTTGCTAAAAAACTCACCTTCTTTTGCAGTAGTAAAACCTGAAGTTGTACCAAATTGTACTGTCCCGCCAAACATTGCAGTACCGGTTGAACGTGTAATTGTTAAAGGCGTGTCAATTAATGCACCTGCGTCTGAATAACGTCTAATAAAAAAGTTTGCACCTGCATTTGAACCTGATTCTGTCCCTGAAACTTCTAAATTTATTCTATTGCTATTGTCAGAACGAAAACTAATACTTTTTGCAATTGAAACGTTTGCGTCTAAATTTGCAATTAATGCACTTGCGCCGCCGTCAATATGTAATTTTGTTGTTGGGTTTACAATACCAATACCAAATTCACCTGTTTGCAAAACTGAAATTAATTCGCTTGTATTTGTTTCACTATAAATCCTAAATCTATGGTCTGACTGTACATTTCCAATTGACCATTTGTTTGAACCTGCACTTGCAAATCCTAAAAATGCGTTGTTTGTTGAAGTTCCGTTTAAACGTCCTATAATTCCTGAACCAAAAACGTCAATTGCAGTTGTTGGCGCATTTGTACCTAAACCCAATCTGTTATTAGTATCGTCCCAAAAGAAGTTTGCGTTGTCTTGTAATAAAGCACCTGAAGCACCAATAAAACCAACTGAACCTGTTGTTAATGCAGTCGTAATTGTAAGGGTTGCAACTGAACCAACCAAAGCAATTGTTCCGTCAAATCCATTTGCGTCATTAAATACCAATGAATTGATAATGTTTGGCGATAATTCAACGTAAGCATTTGTTCCGGTATTCCAACGGTATAAAACATTTGTATCTAAAGCAATGTAAATTGTGTCAGCCGTACCAACCAAAGGAAATGAAGCAAGGTTTGGATATTCTTCAACTGTACCCGTAAATAAAGACGCCATTTGTGAAAGCGTAATTTTTTTACTTATTCCTGTTGTTGGGTCGCCAATAATTGTCAAATCTGATAATACCGGCGCAAGTTCTGTCGCTAATTGATTAATTTTCTTTGATTCCATTAATAAGTATAATTTGAAGGTACTTCACACCTGTTGTTAATAAATGGCACGGTTAAAATTGCGTCTAATTTTACACCCGCTAATAAATCCGGGTCACTTTCTGTATAAAATGTCAAAGGCAAATTTTTGTTTAAAGTCCAAGTTACATTTTGGTAATCTGTTGGAAAACGCAATTGTGCAACAATGTCGCCTGCAACCTGTGTCATATCTGATTGAACTTCTAATTCGTTTGTTTGTTCCATTAACATTCTGTCCATAAAATAAAGACTGAATGAATAACTAATTTCCTTTTCAGCAACGTTCGCACCGGTTAAGGTCATAAACATTGCAGGATAAGTTACTTCGCCGTTACTTAAACGTTCCCATACGTCCCCAAAATAAACAAAATTAATTTGTTCGTGGGCGTTTCCTATCGTTGTCAGTTCTTTGACTATTTGGTTTAATGTCATTCTTTTTTTCTTTTGCCAAATAAACTTTAAGCTTATTTTGGTTTTTAATGTTTACTTGTTTACTCATATTTTAGCAACAACCGATATTACCCTGATAACGTTCTTCAAAAGTCTTTTTACTTTGTCCGTCCCAACCGTCACCGCAACAACCATTGTCACCCAACCACATTGAAACCGTGTAACCTTCGTTGTCAGGTTTGATTGAATCAATGCCTGAACCAAAGTTTAAATAATTAGGGTATAAAGCGTTGTTTTGCTTTAGGTATTTAATTAACCTTTGTTTGTAGAATTCCGCACGTGCTTGATACCTATTGGCAATGTCAATCATATCCTGCATTGAAGGGGATTCCTGATTTTCGCCTGTTTTTCTAATTAAACCCTTATTGTAAAACTGATATGATAAACCTTGCGGCAATTCAGCCATTACAAAATAAATTAAACAATCCACAATGTAATCGTCCAATAAAGTTGTCTGCAATGCAGTAAAAGAATTCGCTTCAACTGCGCTTTGTAATTCTGCATAAAGCGCTGAACCTAAAGCCGGTAAAATATACATATCCTGCGCGGTCTTAATTTCAGGTAAAACCAATTTTTCGTCCACGTTCGCGTGTAATCCGGTTCTGTCCTTTATTGACTGTACTGATATAAATAATGTGTTTTTGCTCATTTTATTTTCGTGTTACTATGTTTGAAACCCATTGGTGGCGACAACTTGGTTCGTGTTTATCTGTTCCCGGTACGGTGTACCAACCCCCTGCCCTATCCCAAACCGAATATCCTAAACGTGCGCTTATTTGCTCAATTTCAGAACGTGAATACATTTTACCCGCGTCCAATAAAGCAACACAAAACGGGCGACTTGTCTTTTTATCTGTATTATTAAATCCTTGTTTCCATTCGTAAGAATAACGAATTAATAATTCCTTTGTTGTCGGTTGAACCTTAACCAAAATTTCGTTCAATGGCTGCGTAAGCGTATGTTCAATAATTACGTTTTCGTCAATTCCTTCGCCAATTGCGTATTCATTAACCTGAACATATCCATTTTCAACCAATGTTTTAATAACCTGATTGATTGTGTCAACATTTTGTTCAAGTGTTTCAGCTAATACTTCAGGCGTTATTCTTTTGTCCTTTGCCATTAAATCCAATACGTTTGCCTGTAATTGGCTAACTTCTGCAAACATTTGATATTCTGAATCGTCGTTAAATCGTGTTTTTTGCTTCCAAACATTGAATCCGTCCTTTGCTTCGCCAAAATCATAAAAGGCGCTGAAATCGTCTGCAAATTGCGCTGATTGCACAACCTGAACTGTATCTTTAATAGGTTGGTATTTAGTCATATCAATACCCGCCTTTTCAAGTAACCATTCTTTTGGTGCAATATCCTTCAATAAGTTTTCTGTAAATTCAAACCCAATTGGTTCAGTTGGGATAATACTTAATTCAGGGTTTTGTACGCCTCTAAATTTAGCCAACATATTAAATACACTTTCAAGGTGCATTTGCTTACTATTAACGTAAGTATTTTTAAATATTTCGTAACCGTCGCGCATTTCAGAACGTGAACCTAATTTACCCGCTTCAGCAATACCAAAGATTGACGGTGTTGTAATTTGGTGACCGCAAAATATATTGGTTTGAATCAATGAATCCACACGGTTAAAGTCTTCTTTTGTAATATCTGAAGCACCTAAATCGTCAATAATTGGTTTTCGTGCGCTATCGTTAACGAATGCCAAAATAAACTTTTTACCGTCTGAACCGCTAAATCTATTTGTAAAACGCTTTTCAATATTGCGCTTTTCTTCGTCTGAAGGTTCACCGTTAGGCAAAGTAATTAATTTACTTGCGCTGAATCCTGTCTGTGCATTACCTAATACGTGTTTAGATATTTCAATGTCTGATTCAATGTAATTTAATGCGCCAAAGTAACCCGGTAAACTATAAATACCCATATTTGGGCGATATTCCTTTACATAAAGTATTTGTTTGCCAACAGGGTTTGCAGGGTTAAACGCAGCGTAAACAGTTTGTTTTTCGTTTCTGTCACCCCAATTTTCCTTGTACCAAAATTGCGTATTATCTTTATTTGTACGAACTTTTGTATAATCCAAATGCCAAATTTCAGCCAATTGTTTAGTAACTGACCAAATAATTTCTAAATAATACCCGCCAAATAATTCTGTGTCCAAACTGACCTTCCTTGTTAGTTCGTCCAAAGATTCCATTCTGTTAACCTTTTCAATAAAAGTTTCAGCTTCAGGACTTCCCTTCCAACCATTTGCGGAAATATAATGCACCTTGCTTTTGACAATGGCGTTATGTTTAGCCGACTTATTAAATAGGTCAACCAAATAATTAGGGTAATCATTGCGGTCGCCGTACTGAATATAACCTTCACCCTTCTTTTCTTTGAATTCAGGCTGACGTGCTTCTGCAAATGTTAATACTCGTAAATCCATTATTGTCTTATTTTATAAGTGTCTGTTGTTTGGTATTCCGTAAATTCAAAAGGCGTTCCAACCAATTCCATTATCCCTGATTCAACCATATTTAAGCCGGTCGGGTTGGTGTTGCTTGTACTTGTTTGCTCGTAAATTTGATAATCATATTGACCGTTTAACGCAGTTCCAAAGTTTGTATTCGTCACAATGCTAAATTCATTGTATCGGTCTTTGTATTGGCTAATATCCGCAGCGTTTAACAAAACAAACTTAATTTCCGTGTTTGCACTTCTATTCGTGAAAACAAACAAGTAATTTGGGTTCGTTAATAACTGTTTTTCAGTTAATGTTAAAATTATGCTTTGGGTTGCACCCTTTGTTAACCTAATCATATACGTATATATAGCAGGAAATGCAATTTGTTGCATATAGGGGACAAATAGTACCAATTTGTGCGTTTTATAACACATTATCGTATGAAAAAATGTAAATGTTTACTTTACTTTATTACCGATTTTGTAAAGTTATACCCTTACTTTGTGTTCACGTATTCGTGAACGTTCACCGCCCGTGAACAGGACAAAAAAAACCGCCGAACGAATTAACGAACGGCGGCAAACCTATAAACCTATGAAAAACAAAGTTGTTAAGAACCCGGTGTTTCTAAAGCTAAAGCAACAACTGAAGTTACACTTGGCGCTAAAGCAGGTTCTGAACCTGTGAAAGTTAAAGTGAAACCACTTCTGTCACCTTGCGCAGTACCGGTTGAAGCTGCATTTGCAGTCATATCAATACCACGTGTTTTTCCTAAATACCAATAAATTCCGTTGCTATCTTTTGCAACCGCAACTAAAGAATTTTGAGCCAATAACAATAATTCATTTCTTGTATTGGTCTGTAATTTGTTAAGGATAATCTGAAGTTCTTGCGCATAGAATACAGTACCGTTTGCAACGGACGCATTCATTGTTTGGTTGAACATTGAAGTATCTTTAACTAAAGCATATTTCCAAAAACGTTTTCCCGCAGCTTTAGTCAAAGCAGTAATTACACCACTTGCTTCAGTTGTTGTAGTAACGTTAGCAGCTTCAGTAAAGTAAACTTCAACGATTCCGCCTAAACTATCGCGACAATCTAAAGTATATCCCTGTGTTAATGCACACGCCATTTTGAATAATTTAATTTTTTAAAAAAAGGGGGGATATTGCACCCCCCGAATATTATGCCAATACGAATTTCACCATTTCGTCAGGGAATGCAAAATTCACACCCATTTTGAATTCAGAAACAAAACGTACTTGGTCAGCTTCTTTAGCGTAGAAAATTTCAAACTTTTCTTCTTCGTTCAATAAGTCTGTACCGATAAACAAGTTGCTTAAACGTGTAGCGTAAACTTTGTTTGTACCGTTTAAACCTGCAACTGCAACAACTTTAATAGTTGTACCCGGTAATACAAATTCGCTATCCGCTTTTACATCAATTTGGTAATTGAATGAACCGCTATTTTTTAAAGCGATTGTGTAAGTTCTGAACAAATCCTGACCACAGAAAATAGTCATATCGTCAGCAGCAACAACTTTAGCAGGGATTGCCTGATAAACACCGTCAAAAATACTGATAACGTTAGCAGCAGTAATTGAACTTAATGGTGCGCCTGAAATGTAAGTTGAAGCGTTAGCAGCAACAACACCTGAAGCAGCGCCAATCAATTTAACTAAACCGTCAAACTTGTTTAAGTTAACATTTACGCTATCTGTGTCACCTTGCCAAATAGAAGTTTCTAATTGAGCAGCAATTGTTTTCGCTTTTTTGTCTGCGAATTCTTGCTCAAAAGGAACTGAATCATACATTGAACCTGTTGGCAATGCTTTTTGTAAATACTTCGCTTCAAGGTCTTTAGGACATAAAGCTTCGTTTACTTTAATTTTTCCAACAGTCACAGTTCTTTGAGTGAAAGTTGTTGAACCTGAAGCAGTAAATCCGCAGCTTCCGCCGCTTTGAAATATTGCGTCTGTGTCCATAATGTTAATCGTTTCAGAAGACTTTACGCCAACCATAACGTTACCTGCACTTTTAATTAAAGTTGCAGTTTTTGCACCTAATACAGAAGACGTTACCAATAAGGCTGCGTTTTGTTCTGTGTAGTTTGCTAATGCTGATACATTAAATCCCATTGTTATCTAATTTTAATTGTTTAATAATGCTTGTCTATACTTGCTCAATCTTTCTTCCTTAATATCTTTATTTGATACAAATTCAGAAAATCCGTTTGGCTTTTGAATTGGGTCTGCGCTTGGCGTATTTGAAAGCGCCTCAATTATTTCGGCTACCTGTGCAAATCCTTGCTTAACTTTATTTTCTAATTCCAAAACTCTTAATTCAGCCGCTTCTTTAGCTTCAACCAATTCAGCAAATTTTGCTTCAAATTGTTCAGCCATTTCAGCCATTTTTTTGTCTTCTTCTTTTGAAGCTTCAACTTCTGTGTCAACTTCAGGTAAAACTTCTTCAACTTTAGTTTCAATCGCGATAATAATACCGTTTTCGTCTAAAGTAATTTCTGTTCCGTCCATTAATTCGTGGTCGCCCATTGGTGCAACTGAACCGTCCGCCAATGTAACTGAACCGCCAATTTCTAAAGCTGAAATTTCAACCTTAGTACCGTCCATTAAAGAATATTCAGCCATTTCCACCTTAGTTTCTTCAACCATTGGTGCAACTTCTGCTTCAACTTCAACAGGCGCAACATTGTCTTCAAACAATGCCTTAATTTTTAAAATCGCTTCCTGTGCGTTCATACTTTTTTTATTATATAGTTAAAAAATAAAATGTTTATCACTTAACCTGTGAC